ATCAGTAGTCGATGATGTAGAAGAAATCGAAATAAAAGAATATAAATTTGAAGAAGTCAAAGTAGATATTAAAGAAGAAATAAAAATAGAAGAAGTAAAATTTGAAGAAGAAATCAAACTTGAAGAAAAAGAATTTATAGAGGAAACTATTGTATTATCTAACGAAGTTATAGAGGAAGAAATATATGAAGAAGAAGTTGTCGAAGAAACAGAGGGATATACAGAAGTGGTTGAAAGTACAGGAGGAATTGTCGAAACAGAATCACCAGGAGTATCTGAAAGCGCACAAGACGACAGTGGGGGTGTTGAAATTACAGTAGAAGAAATCTCTGTAAAGGTAGCTGAAAAGATAAAGACAATAGATGGACAACTTAGAGCAACACAAATGATAGTTGCAAAAGTTATGGCAAAGAACGACAAGATATCATCTTACTCTAAAATAAACTCAGATATATTTATACAACCTGAGTTGCAGAACATTGATATAGGTACATATACTAATAGTATCTACATTGATATCAGAAACATTTATCCGAATCAAACATATGAGGACACACTATGGACATCAAGGTAATTGCAGGGATACTAGGTATAGCTATCAGTCTTGGTAGTCTATTTGTTTTCCAAGGTCAATTAATTCAAAGGGTTGAGGTGCTAGAATCTAAATCGGTACCCGACATTACCCCTTTAGAAAAAGAAATATCTATATTAAAATCACAGGTAGAGGACTTAAAAGCTAGAAATAGTAATCCTTTAATGAGATGATAGATATAATAAAGTTCTTGCTAAGTAAGGTAAGAACGAAATATCTAAGACCTGAGCTATCAGTCTTAGAGTTTATACTAATATTAGTTATGTCGTACTACATCACAAGGTGGATGTTCGCTTAAACTAATAGGAGATAACTATGAGTGCTAACATCCCTTACACAAAGAGGGAAATGCAAATCATCAGGGCTATCCATGCCATAGAACCTAATGCTAGGTTCAGTATCAAGGACAGGATAAGAGGAAGACTTGACTACCAATACGGTGGTGTAGTATTCTTTAATTGTCTACCAATAAGTTGGGAGGAAATAATGGATAAGATTGATGAGCAAGAAGAAAGAAGACCTTATTAGTCATCCACCCCATTACACCAAAGGGATAGAGACTACTAAGTATATTCGGTCATGGGATATGGACTATGTCCGAGGTAACATTATCAAGTATGTTACAAGATTTCCGTATAAAGGCACACCTGTGCAAGATTTAAAGAAAGCACGTTGGTATCTAGATTATCTAATAAGTGAGGAAGAAAAAAATGACATACCAAATCAATAACAATGGTGGTAATTTCAGTAGAGTGGGCATCATACAAAGAGACGAGGATGGTAATGCACTACAATGTCCTCATTGTAAATCAACTCATCTAATTAAAGCAGGCACATGTGGAACTCACAAGCAAAGAAAAAGATGGAAGTGTAGAACTTGTAATAAGAAAACAGTAAGTCCTTTAAAAATAAAGAATTACGAATTGGAAGAAGCTGAGAATCTTGATTGGTCTACAGAAGAATTAATCAATGCAAGAACAGAAGTATTCAAAAGAAAAGAAGCTAGAGAAAAAAGCGAAGAATTTATAAACATAAAGATAGATGATAAGAAACCTATCGGATTATATATACAAGGAGACCCACACGTTGATGATGATGGATGTGATTGGGTATCACTTAGAAAGCATATAGATATAGTCAATGCTACAGAGGGTATGTATGCTTGTTCTGTTGGTGATTTATCTAACAACTGGGCTAGACGTGGTAAGTTAGCAGGTTTATGGGCAGACCAAACAACCAATGGTGAACAGCAATGGCAGTTAGTAGAGTGGTTAATCAATGCAACACCTTATATATTTATCGTTGCAGGAAACCATGATATGTGGGCTATGGAGGGAGACCCAATTAAATGGATGTGTAAACCTCTAAAGACTATTTACTCAGAACATAACGCAAGACTTAAAATCAAATTACCTAATCACCAAATTAAAGTGAACTGTGCGCATAACTTTAAAGGACATTCTATGTATAACACAGCTCATTCAATCGTAAAACATGCACTATTTAATGCAAGAGACCACTTACTGATAGCAGGGCATACACATGTATCAGGTTACTCACCGATTAGGGATGCAACCAATGATAAGATAATGCACTGCGTACAAGTTGGCTCGTACAAAAAATATGACAACTTTGCAAAAGCATTAAACTTGCCATGTAAGATGATGTCTGCTTGCGCTGTTGCTGTATTCAATACAGAGTTACCTGACTCACACCCTGACTTTATTAAAATATTTTGGGAAGTTGAGGAGGGCGCTGACTATCTTAATTATCTAAGGAATAAATAATGCAACCAATAATTACTTTTTTAAATTGGGAAGATGCAGTAACCCCAACACAAGGGTGGACTGACATTAAAGAATTAAAACCTGAACTAGCTGACTGTATATCACTCGGTCTAATAGTTGAGGAGAATGAAAAAACTATAACTATAGTCTCTCATATATCAGGTGATAAAGAGGGAACAGATATAGATGGGAGTTTAGTATTGGATAAGTCATGGATTAAATTCAGACTTGATATCCCAGTACCTGAACATCAAATAAACAAACTTAAAAAATGGTTAATGAAAAAGGTGGATGAAGAATGAGAGTAGCAGATGAAAAGAAAGAGAAACTATTTGTAGAATATTTTACAAGTGGAGATACACTGGCTAATGCAACCAAGTCAGCACAGAAAGCAGGGTACAACAAGAACCCATCTCAAGTGGGATACTATCTAAAAAGAAAATACGAAAAAGAAATCAGAAAGATTAACGAAGAAAGAATTACATCTGTATCAGGCAAGGCAATCAATGTACTTGAAGACCTATTACATTCAGACCAAGACTCAGTTCGTCTTAACTGCGCTAAATTAATATTAGAATTGGGTAACTACTCATCACAGAATATTAATATCAACATGGAAGATAACAAACATAAGTCAGATGCTGAGCTGATTGAGGAATTACAAGGACTTGTTGCTAAGATTCCTGCACTTGCACCCAAGTTATCAGCAATTCAGGAAGCTACATCAGAGGAAAACATTGAGACCTCAGATAAGGGTGCTACAGTAGACGAGAAAAGAGTTACTCACTAGTCGGTACTGTTGATATAGGGAACTAGAATAAACTTGATAACGCCCATTCTAGCCCCCTATATTCTTCCAAGAGTAGTACATACCTGACACAAGAACAACAAAACCTATTGAATTAATAAATATGAGTGGATTATCTCTCGTCAGGATACCCGTAAGGAGCCAACCGAGTACCCCGACTGCCTGAACATAGAGATTGACAGGGTATATATTATACGAGGTGAGTATAATTCCTATAGTTAAGATAAAAGAACTAATCCATTTTAATTTATTCATCACCAATCTTGCTTAGCGCACTTAACTCTATGTCTTTAATCATGTCTAACATTTCCATGTAAGATTTCTTAAACTTCATAAACTTTTCTTTTTCTATTCCCATGAACTCAGGTCTATTATCATCATCGTATATGAACTGTCCGGTACCATCACAATGCATACACTTATCTATCCTATCTCCATTTGATATAGTTCCTCTGCCCTGACATACGAAACATGTTTCATAAAACACTTCACGAAATGCTAGGTAGATAAACATTCTCATAAAGTATTTATGTTCTCTTAGTTCTTTAGCTTTATGGTTTTTCATAAAGATATCACAACACTCCACAAAGATGTCGTCATACAGGGATGCTCTTGACTGATGGTCGTCTATATACTTAGCCATAAGCATATCGTATTCTCTGTTCTTAAGATTGCGAGTACCTAAGAAGTGAGCTATATCTTCTGTTGTTATGGCATCGTGGTTACCCGAACCTAGTTCAAGGTTCATTGACTTAGCGCATAACATTGACAGCATTTCAGCTTTCAAATACTTTCCATATCCTATACTTATTACCAGTATATCTTTTGGTAATTATCCTAACACCTTTGTTCTTGGATTGAAACTCTTTTGTATATTGGTACTGTCTACACGCATCCCATGTTCTCATACATTCTACTTCAAAAGAGTCTCCATGTTCCATATCATCTATAGCATCATAGTATTCTCTGTACTTTTGAGGTCTACCTTGATTACATATAGGTACATCTTTATCTATCTTGATTGTCATTACTTTTCCTAGAGTAATAGTAATCCCTCATCTTCTGTAGTCTAGCTTGTCTTTGCTCATCTGATTCATTAGACAGTCTATCTTTCTTTTTATTTAGGATATCATCTCTGTTTTTATAATATCTTTCTTTTGCATATTGTTTCTTTCTTTCCCTGTTTTCAGGACGTGAATACCACGTATCCCAGTATGTCGTTTTTTTTTTCTTCCATTGTTTCTCCCGTTAGAATGGTGTTCCATTTCCATCGAACACTTCTTTTATTTCATCTATCTTCTTTTTGGTTTCATAGTCATCCTCTTTCAACCAACCCGAGAACTCATATGTATCTTTAGTATTGATAGTAAAATCTTTACCCTCTTTATTCAAGTTCTTGTACTTACTGTTACCCATAAATGATTGAGCATTTCTGTTTTCAGTCTCGCTTATTATCTTTACTTTCTTGAATAACACTTCATTGATTTCACCATACTCTTTATCGTTAGTGAATAACTTAATGTATATTCTCTCTCCTGTGTCTGCATTTTTAATTGCAAGGTTTATATATTTTGACATATTAATCTCCTAGTCTTTGGTAAAATCCTTTCTCTCTACGTTCATTAGCACTTAGAGTTTGAAACAATCTTAACCTATGTTCTTGTGCTGATATCTTACTGGTAAGTTCAGTTACTAATTTCTTAGCATCTGCTATCTTATCTATGTACATAACAACACCCTCATCTGTCATAGCAATAGCTTCTTTGTGCGCCTGTGTTCCTTTAACATCAGCGCAGTTAAGTAATGCTACTGCCATAGCAACCTTTTTGTTTTCAGTTAGTCTATGTAGTTCACTCTCAGCATCAGCTTTCTGTATGCCAAGTCTCTCTACATAATCTACTAATTGTTCTAGTTCAATACTTGGTAGCTTAAATGAACTCACTGTATTTCACCTCCCCGTTATATATAAATGATTCCTTGCTATTTCTTTTTGTCTTGAAGTCTTTGTCGAGACTACCTTTCAATAAGTATCTAGCAAACTCATCTATCTTTGGTAGCATGTAGTTATCAATATAGTCCTCATTGTAAGGTATATAATATAACTTTGTGTTACCCATTTGATATATACAAAAGTATGTACCGTCAGCATTATTCTTCCTATGGTTTCTTCTTACAAGATACTGTTGGAAATATATCTGTGGTAAATATCTATTGATATATTTATCAAAATCTTCCTGTTTAAAGTACGGTGATTTAATTTCAACCACTGCATTTCTCTCATCAATAAACCCGTCAGGTGTACAAGATAACTGTACTACTGTGTCATCTGTACTCATGTAATCCTCTATTATTGTAACCTGTGACCCTAATAAATCAGAGCCACAGTCAACAACGAGGAGCTGGGTAGCAATCATGACATGCGCTACACCATATTTTTCACACTCATGCCCGTGTGATGTAAACATTTCATTAACAGGTCTATCATCTTTCTCACCAACCAGAATAGCAAAGTGATTCTGCCTTGTACAATAGTCGTCATTTCCTATGACCCTTGCTATCTGACTGGCTCTTAAATTATATAGACTGCCCAAGTTTCTCTACTCCATCTTTGATATCTTTAACTTTATCAAGGTCAGCTTTTAGTTTTTCTACATCCCCTCTAATAATATCTTTTACCTCATTGGTTTGATGTTTAGGTGGTACTTGGTTTTCATTTGATTCTTTCTTTACCTGTTTATCAGAAGTCTTTTCTTTATCTGCTGATGGTATGTCCTCACCTGCATAGATGTAATGACCAAGACCAAACATAGCTATACATTTAACTAAGCATCTCATCTTGGCATCACTAATCTGTCTAGCATCAGGATTAACTGTAGCTTTAAACATGTGATTCATAACAGGTAACCACATCTTCCTTATGATTCCATTAACATTAACAATACAATGTACTGTAACTGTACCGTCTGCATGTGTTTCGTTAGGCGCAAACTCATAGAAAGATTTAGGAAAGTTCTCCATTAAGATTCCCCATGCCCAAGTCCAAGATAGATATGTAGCTACAAAGTTACCACTACCTTTCTTCTCTACGTGCTTACTGCAATCAATAGGACTAAGTGTATCCCATATCTTTTTTGATGTTGTCTCTGTGTTCATTTTATTCTCCATTTGTTTCGTTGATTATATTCTACTCGGTTATGTTTTGCAAGTACCAGTCAAGTAAATCTTCTTGTGTACCAAATCGTTCCTCAAATAGTTTCGTATTGTGATGCACTCCTTGATTCCCTTGATGATGCTCATGACATAACGGAATAAATCTTTTACTTTTTAATCCCATACCTGCACCTGTCAAGTGATGTATGGTTGGCTCGGTGCGTAGTCCATAATGTTTCTTACAAACTACACACCCGAACTCAACTGCCCTATTGTACTCTTGTTTAGTCTTCTTACTAGGTGGTTTAGCCACTATAAGATTACTTCCCAAAACAATACGATAGCTGATACTACTATGAATACCTGTGCATAATCAGGTAATTCACAAAAGAAATTAACTAGCTTGTCAATCATACTGCATCCTCCCGTTTCTCATGTAATATATATTCAACAAACCTACAGTCATCATTCTCTTTCTTGAGACTCTCAATGTTATATCCTTTATGTCTAAGATTAAAGATGATAGCTGATAGTCTTGTCGCTTTGTATTTGGTTATTGCTTCCCAAGTAGTTATACTTCCATGATGCATTAAGTGAGCCAATACCATTTGACTTTTGTTCTTAGGTTCAATTAACAATTTCATTTGATAAGTCCCCCTTTTTATAACCTATTGATTCTCTGTGCATATCTTCTATGATACCGTCTATCATTTCTTGATATTGCTCAACAAGACCATTACAGAATTTTATTATTGATGTTAAGTCTACAGCGCTATCAACCTCATACTTAGCATTAATATCATTAAGTTTCTCACACATTTTTTTTACTTGTTTTAGTGCATAAATACGACCATTTAGTTCGTCTATCATTTATTTCTCCCATGTTTATTTATATTATTTATATGGCTCTGATATTCCTTATCATTACCACCCTTATAACTCGCAACGTAGAACTCAGAGAATCTTACGTTGTGGTCATCCGTCTCTAACTTCAATGTTTTACTTTTTATATTCTCGTCTATGTTCTTCGATATGTCAAGGCACATCTGCATAATCTCTCTTAAATCAGGACACCATTCCTTGCTCTGAAAGATTGCGCTGTCAGGTAAGAATAATTTATCTATCACCTGTCTGATATGTGGTACACCATTGAGTGTACGTTGCCATACCTTACCTGTAACAGATAACTTATTCCCCTGTATACCGGTACCATATCCACTCTTGAACTTATGACCGAATAAAGTAGTCATCATAGTAAACAGATTCTTTATATCATTATCATCTAACATCATATGTCTCCATACTTTTTATACTTCTTGTGTATCCCTCTATAGTCCTCTCTGCTGTCAGGGTATGCTTTGACTAGCAACTTAGAAATACTGCCCGTCTCGTACATCTCACGCACTGCTATCATAGTATCTACATCAGGTCTATGCCAATCTCTTGGAAAGTATAATGTATTTGCAAATGGATTAAAGTCTTTCTTCATGTCCTACTCCATGTTGTACCATACCACCCAAGCAATAGATAGTAAAGCGCTGACTAAAATAAATATCTCAATCATTAGCCATTCTCCATGCAATCTGTGGAATAACCTTATCCAATTCAGAAACTACATCATCAATGTTATTGTCTTCACATAAAGTTTGAAAGTCTCCAACTGTCATGCTGTATATATCCTCACATGCATCTTCATATTTTTTTTCTTTTATTTTATCCCAAGTAATATCACTCATCTCTTTCCTCCCATTTTAAAGCATTATCACTAAACTCTTTTAATTGTTCTAGCACTTCCTCTTTGGTAAATTCTCTAGGGAATAACCAAGACGGATGCTCAGTACATTTAGCATCATTACCAAATGCAATCTCAAAAACTTCTTTTATAAACTCCTCGTTAGTCATCTTTATCCTCCAATATTTCTACATCAAAATCACTCAAACAATCTAATGCTACATCTAAAGCAATTTGTTTGTAGTCATCTTCATGATTCTCATACAACCCCACATAAACATCTTTGTATACTCTTACCATCATTTACTTATCCTCCTCGTCATCTTCAAAATCATCTGCGTTTTTAATACATTCATGTCCTTTAGAATGAGACTCTAACCAAAATGTATCACCCTGTCCGTCAAGGAATTTTCTTTCTGCTTCCTCAAAACTATTTGCTTGTATAACTACTTCTTCAACTGTGTGCAAATAATTATGCCAAACATATTCTTTCATTACCTTACCTCCTCTATATCTATTATTGTATTGTTTTGTTTTGTATTGTTATGTAATGTAGTACGTACATTGTTCGTACACTTCTTAGTATAATTGTCTTGTGTTTCCTCAATCTCAGGCATAAGTATTGTCACAGTTTCCTCTGACTTTTCATACTTTATTAACCCAAATGCTCTCAAACTTCTCAGATGTTTGTCCAAAGTTCGCATACTTTTTATACCTAAAATACTTTTCAAGTACGCAAACTCAAACTCAACTTCAGGTTTACCACCCTCATAGTTATCAGCTATCATTTGTTTTAATGTAATATAAAAACCCATGCCCTCTAAAAAGTTAGAACCACATGCTCGTCTTACCTTACTGTCTCTGTATTGATTACTATATTGTTGATACCACTTCATTTATATCTCCTAACCGTAGTTACTGTTATAACATGTTGCTCTCATACCTTTTGACATGTCTCTATTTTTTCTTCTGATTGCTTTAATCATTGATGCTTTGTTTAACACATGCCTACTATTTCTTTTCTTCCTAACAGATATCTTAGATATCTTATGACGATTTCTTTTTATCATTTTGTTTATCCTCCTTTTTTTTATTGCCCCATATCCTATCCCAGTTCTCATTAAATGTTTTATCAGGTACTGAGTTAGGTCTACGGGTACTACCCTTACCAAGTTCAAGTAATATATCTTCTGTCTTCATTTATTTATCTCCTGTTTTACTTATATAAATTAAATGCTATTGGATAATTTGATTCGTTTACATCTAATTTTGTAAGCATACTACAAATCATTCCTATGCTCTCATTATGTATAGAATCTAAATCAATCTCTCCATATCCACGTTCAAACATATCATTGTCAAGAATTGATACTAAAAGATTCTTTTCCTTTTCTGTAAGTTTAATTGTTGTCATTTATTTATCTCCCGTTGCTATCAGGTGAGCATGTCATACCCACCCGACATAACATCTCAGTTTATTCAGCTACCCCGTGTAGCATGAATTCGTTTTACTCTTTATCAGATTCAAGCTCATCAATCTTTGATTCAAGGTCTTCTCTTAAATCATCAATCGCTTTCTCAATCATGTAGTCAATATCTCCCTCATCAACCAAGCTGTAATCACTTGGACAAAAGTTATTTGTTAAGTATGTATCAACTGCATCATCAACTTCAGGATACTCAATATTATCTATGCTATCCTGTAACTGTTGATTCCTAATATTTTGCTTTGCAACTGCATCAATCAGTGCTTGGCTCATCAAGTCTACTCGATTGTATAAACCGAATGTAAGTATGTTTAATATATATTTTTTCATTTTTTACCTCGTATGTTGTTGTTAAGTGGTGGCTAAACACCATGCCTAGCCACCGAATTGTATAACATTATATCACGTTGATTTATGTTATGCAACCATTTGTTTTTTGCTTTGCAAATCGTCAAGATATTTGATTGCTTTACTTGATAATTTGAAAGCGCTAATCATTGCATTAGGATTATCTTTAACACCTCTAATCCAACTGTTTAGATATTTTGCGTGGTCAGGTCTTGGCTCTGCTGATATACCTAGTAATGTACATAAGATTGCACTGCCCGATTCTGCAACTAACTCCTCAAAGGCATAGTCATTATCACCAAATGTTTTACCTTTGATTCTGTTAAGTCTATCTTTATATCCTGTCCAATGTATCAGCTCATGTAGTAAAGTACCGTAGTAATTTTCCTGCGCTGTTGATGAACCTGTTGACTTGAACTGCTCAGGTTTTGGCATATGTATTTCATCATAGTTAGGTGTAAAGAATGCCCTGTTACCACCGTGATGTATACTTGCGCCTGTATTTTTAACATACTGTTCTACAGTCTCAATCAACTCTAGCTCAGATATCTCATTAGTCTTAGGTGTATCTATCTCATAACCCTCGATTTGCTCGGCATTAAAGACGGCATATGATTTATTACACCAGTAATTTTTAACTAACGGATTCCCGTCTGCATCAGTCTCAGTTTTGCTCTCAGTTTTGATAGGTTTACTAAACAGAATATGCTCTGCTCTCTCACCTTTTTTGACTAAGTATCCTTTATCTTTCCAGTTCTTAGCCGTTGCCCATTGATTGCTTTGATACCCTTTATCCTCTGCACTACAGCTTAATATAAATATATTGATACCGTCATAAACTGTACCAGTAAATTTATTAAATGGTAACCCGTCTACAGTTCTGCTAGCCCATGATTTAGCCCAGTCTGTACCGTGTTCTTCCATTAAAGATAAAAGTTTATCCTGTACTTTTGCGATTACATCTTTAGTTTTCATTTTTATTACCTCTTTATGTTGTTGATTTATATACCATTATTGATATATATATAACTACGCCTAGACATAGTTATATATATATCCCGTCAACCGTAGTCAACGGGAATATATACTACATTTTAATTGAATATTACATCTTCAAAAATCTCACGTGTTTGAGATTCATTGAAGTATAATTTCCATTCATTAGGTACATCATTAAAAAAATCTAAATGATTGTAACCCATTGCAAAACAGTCCAACATTTCATCTCTGAAATCTTCGATTAATTGCTGTTTCATTTCAATTATTATGTTGTAATTATCCATTTTTTTTACCTCGTTTGTTGTTGTTATACCTATATAAACCATTGATTTATATAGCTATAACACGGGTATAAATTCATTTTGAAATCCACACAATCATAAAAGATAAGTGGCGCAATCAATCCGAATCTATACCCATAGAGATATAAAAATATAACTAACATTTTTTTATGGTCACCTAGTTCTATACTGTCGGCACTATTCCCATTGCGAACCCTAAACTCAGCAGGCGCCTATCCTTAGCATCGCTATTAGAATCGGTTGTCTCTATTTACTATATAGAACCTTTAGAGATACTTCGTTCTAACTAGGTACAACATTACTTGCATTTTTTCTTTAAGTCATTCCCTACACAAATGACTATCAATTACTTGATGATTTATAATTACATATAGTAAAACATAATGCAATAGAAAAACATAAAAAAAACTAAATTAAATTACTTGCATTTTAATTCAAAGTATGCTTGTAAAACATAGATTGTACAAAATATGAACACTAAATTGTACAAAGTTTGAACGAATGGCTAAAAAAAAATCAATAACTTACAGACGAAACTTAAGACTGAAATCTATATAAATCAATAACTTACGAGTATATTAGAGAAAACTAAATTACCCATTAAATGAGCTGTATTGCCCGATATCCACTTTTAATATTCTACTATGTCATACCATACCAATGATATATACAGTCCATAACGGCTAAATAAGGGAATATAAGTATTTTCTAATATACACCAATAATTGTACATAAATTGAACGGTTATAATTTTAGATTTTACGCACCTAACCCGTTAAAGATTCCTATAGATAATATACTAAATAGACTAATATAATTTTAGTAATAATCATTCTCATTTGAGACTTAGAATCATTCTAAAAAGACGTA